GCTGCTGCGATTGCATTTGTTCTAAGGGAGAAGGGCATCCTCTGATGCTCAAAATATATGTCTTAATAATAGTGATAGGTCTCGTAGGCGGCTCTGTCTACGGGGCCTACTATTATTATAAGGACAGCCAGCGGCGCATCCAAATCCTGACCGAGAACACCGCGAAGCTAGAGACGGCCAAGAAGCTGCAAGACGCCACGATCAACACGATGATTGAGGATCGCGAGAAGTTCGCTGAGCTGAACAAAGAGCTGCAATTCAATATGGCAGCAGCTAATAAATATCGCGACGTGCTGATCAATAAATTACGCAAGCATGACCTCACGAAACTAAGCCTCAAAAAACCGGGGCTCGTTGAAAGAAAAATTAATGCAGGAACGGCCAAGTTATTCAGGTCTCTTGAAGTGTTGTCTGGTGCCGCTCCTGCTGCTAAGTAGCGGTTGCAGCACCTTCAAAGATGTATTGCCTGTCGAGATCAAGACGGTCGAGGTCGAGCGCAAGATACCGACGCCTAACAGACCACGCCCTGTGAAGCTGTCGGATATGCATTTTTATGTGGTAACCCCGGACACCTACGAAACGTTCAAGGCGCGTTTTAAAAAAGAGAATGGCGACCTGCTTTTCTACGCGATCTCAGTTAGAGGGTATGAGACACTGGCGTTAAATATGGCAGGGCTAAAAAAGTACATTCAACAGCAGCAGCAGATCATCATCTATTATGAGAAGGCTGTCGCGCCAAAGGATAAAAAAGAATGATGGATGAATTGCGCGAACTACTCGAACAAGATGAGGGCAACGGAGACTACCGAATTTATTTGGACCACCTCCAAAAACCTACAATGGGGATCGGACATTTGCTCGTAGAAAGCGATCCAGAATTTACTTGGCCAATAGGCACTGAAGTGACGGAGGCCCGCGTCAGCCAGCTATTCACGCAGGATGTGGCGACCGCAAAAAGTGACGCGCTCCGGCTACAGCCCGAGCTGGAGAGCTGGCCCGTCCCCGCGCAGATCACTGTGATCTCGCTTGCTTTTCAGCTTGGTGCCCCTCGATACTCTCGTTTCGTCAAGCACCACGAGGCGCTGGAGCAAGACCCACCTATGTGGATGACGGCAGCGGAGGAGCTGAGAGACAGTAAGCTGTATCGCCAGACGCCGGAACGCACCGAGCGACACGCTCAGCGGCTAGAAAGTTTGGCATAAAAAAAGACCCCCAAAAAAGGAGGTCAGTTTTTTAGCGAGAGAGAGCTGCAAGCCTACTCCGTTCTAAGAGACGCGGCAAACTCTTTAACTTTGTCGGCGTCTTCTTTCCGCACCCATATTTGCAGGCGGCGGTAGCCCTCATCTCGCAATCTCTGCTCGTAATCCTTCTGCCTCTCGGCCTGAGTTCTGGTCACGCCGCTTCCTCCGATAGTTCTGCACCGAGAGCAAGATACCCGCAGCCGTCGATCCAGCTATCAATGTTTTGAGCATTACTTTTGAGCCGTGCTATTTTCAGCAGCGTCATCATTATGCTGACATCTATCTCAGTCACATCGACGGCAAGGTGCGTGGACCAATAATCTGCAATAGTCCTAAAATTTTCTGCCATATCTCCGTGCTCAGTAGACCTGTCCTCGGTCACATACTGCTCCGCCGTTTGCAAAACTATTGATCTGACGGCGGAAACATCTTCGTAAAAATCAAAACCTAATTGCGTGCTCATTTTTTGCTCCATTCCTTTGATGACATAGACCCGCCCTTTCCCAGACCGCTCCGCAGTAGAGCGCCTTTGATTGAGCCTTCCACACTGCCGTGCGACCAGCGCGATTGCATAATTTCTTCTGTAGATAAGTTGATATTCTTCAGCATTTTGGCAACGTTGTAGACGTCGTAGTGCCCACGCTTAATAAAAAAAGTATTGCTCTTCGTGCGCCGGGTGCCACGCCAACCGGCAGGGGTAAGGGGTTTCTTAGACCGCGCTTTCGCGACCTTCTCTAAGGCGGCAACGCTCTTTTCTAAAACAGCAAGACGCTTTTCTAGGTCGTGAGTTCTATTGAACATGGTGGCTCCTCCTCATTCTAAGTTGGCCCAGCTTGTGCCTACACCGCCCTCGACAAGCCGTTCTGTTGGGGCTGCTGGGAAAATGTCGAGGTAGGCTTCCGTCATGTCCTGCTCCATCAGGGACAGGCAGCTACCGGCGTCAGCCAGTAGTGTCTCATCGATGATCGCGTCGTGGATCGTCGAGATCATTTTTGTGCTGCCATGCTGTCCGCAAAAGCGGGCGGCGTCGAGCGTGTTCTTATGGCGGATCAGTGCCCGAGCCATGACCGACAACGCCGCCCGTTGCACTGGGTAGTTCGCGCACTTAGGCAGGTCTGGCTTCTTTCCCATGTAGATCGTGCCACCATCTACGCAGCGGATATATCGCGTGCGGCTGGCCTCATCCATCATCTTATTGCGGTAGTCAAAAGCATTGCTGTAGCGATCAGCCCAGAACGCGATGTACTCCTCGGCCTTCTCGACGGTCGTCCGCATGTTGACGGCAAGGCCGGATGCGCCGCTGCCGTATATAATTCCGAAGCTGACACCCTTGGCTGCGGTGCGGGCCTTCTTCCCTTCCGGGGTAGACTTATCAATAGAGTGACCGGCAATAACAGCGGCGACCTCGGCGTGGACGTCACCCTCCACCATGTCTTCTAGGAGCTGGTCGTCCCCTGCCAGCAGGGCCAGCACACGCAGCTCGATACCGGAGTAGTCGAAGCTGACCAGTCGGTAACCTTTGGCTGCAATGAAAGATGACCGCACGCTGGTCGCCTCCCCGAGAAGCTCGTTGTCACGCGGCACTTGCTGTAAATTTGGACCTGAGCAAGAGAACCTGCCGGTCTTCGCTGCTGCAATGTTGTACCTTGCGCGCACGCGCTTGTCGGGAGAGGCGTATGCCTTTTGTAGCAAACTGTCGCCGAAACTGGAAATGTATTTGCTAACCTTTTTATAGGCAGCCAGCGCGTCGAGAAGAGACGTCAGTGGGTTGTCGGGGTGCTCCACTTCAAACTGTGCGGCTACGCTGCGTAGCACCTCACCCTTCATCGATAGCTGGCCAGTCTTTTCAGTGCGCGGCCAGCTCTCAACGACGTGGTCTGGCAATATCCGACTAAAGTAATCTGACCACTGGGCATCGCTTCGGATGTTAGCAACGTCGTCCGGGCCAACGGCCTCGGCAATTTCTGCAACCTTCTTGTGCTGGATGCGCGTCCACTCACCAATCAGCCGGTCGTGCCTGTGGGTGTCAAGCAACATCCCTGCCTCTTCCATCTCAATGACTGGCGGCACCATGTCGTCGAGCATCTGCCAAGCTCTTAGGTGATCCTGATCAGCTCGGTCGTACCAGTGCTGGAATAGATCCCAAGTCTCAAGCGCGTCGTTGTATGCGTACTCGAGCTGGCTGTCAGTGAGATCTGGGTCTGACCAGTTGCTTGCCTGCTCGGTCTTGTCCATCTCGCGACCGAGATCCCACGCGATAAGCTGCTTCAACGCATACTGCCCGCCGCCCATAATAGCGCGGCGCAGGTATCCGACGTCGCGGCAGGCGACCTCGGGCGACCCCGCGTCTATAAACCAACGCAGCTCAAACCCTGCGTTGAATACGATCCACTGCCCCTTCTCGAACATCGAGGCGCAAGCTCGAAAGCCTCCGGGGATAGGATCGAAGTCTACCAGCGCGCCATGCTGTCCGTTGTACAAAGAGACAAGCCTCACCTTTCCGTCCGCAGGTCGCAACGACGTCGTCTCAAAATCAAGCGCGCACATCCCGTCGTTGACGAGGACAAGGTAGTCGGCGAGGGCTTGGCGTGTGGTAATTAAATTCATAAAAATGTCCCCCGGAGCTGTTAACTCCGGGGGCCTTTCACTACTTCTTCGCAACTTTTTTGACAGCAACGCCAGACACTAAATCGTCGAGCGTAAGCCCTCCGCTGGCGTAAGCCCCGGCGCTTTCTCGCGTTACCCAGACCTCGACGACAAATTTTGGCTTCCAATTCTTAGCTCCTTGAGCTTCAAACTGTTGCTTGTCAAAGTGGATCACAGGTATCTGTGCCTCGCCACGGCGTGCTCGATCCTTAATCTCATTATGAAGATCAGTGATCGAGTTCTTTGCGCTGATCGAGTTCGAGCTAAATTTGATCTGCGTCATCTCCTTGTCCAAAGAGACGCAACCCAAACCGCGCAAGCTGGACCAGCCCTCCCCCATCGCCGCATTGTACGGCCCGTGATCCGGCAACTCGCCTTCACCTACGGCGCGTCCTTGGTCGAGGTAGTTCCACTCGACCCGGTCGACAGGCTTGCTAGATTTCCAGCAGATCCAGCCGTCTGTAAACGTCATTGGCTCAACTAAAAAAAGAGCCTCCGGGTCAATGTCGTCGCGGTCCTTGCCGAGAGCGTAGACCCCCGTCTTTCCCGAAAACGACAGGTACTGCGTAAACGTCGTATCACGGCTACCTTCCCCCGTTGCCTGTTGCGCCTGCTCGATAGCATCGGCAAGCGCGTCGTCGGACAGGACCGGCAGTTCGTTGCCAGATACAAAAGCCATTAAATCGTTAGTCATTACATTTTACCTTT